GGGCAACCCAGGTGATCCGATGTTCACATTGCGCGAGTGCTCGAGCCACGCCGTGGCCTTCCACAACCGCCAAGACCCAGACATCAGCGGAGCGGTCACCCATCCCCTCGGCGCGCAGGACAACGGCATGGCGGTGGCGTTTGCCGAGAACCAGCGCGCAGAGATCACCATCAACGACACGGCAGGATCGCTAAAGGTGGGTGGCGGCAAGCCGGGACAAGGCTACCCAGCGATTCAGCAGCAGATGTCCGTCCGGCGCCTCACCCCTCGAGAGTGCGAAAGACTTCAGGGATTTAGAGACGACTACACCTTGATCCCCTACCGCGGCAAGCCCGCCTCCGACGGGCCGCGCTACAAGGCGCTGGGCAACAGCATGGCGGTGCCCGTGATGGCCTGGATCGGCCGGCGCATAGCAGAGGTAGACGCGCTATGAGAACCCTGATCCTTGTCCTGGCGCTGGCCGCGCCGGCCGGGGCGCAACGCGCGGTGGTGCGCGGCACTACGATCACGCGCGGCCCGGTCTACACCACCGACCGCGTCGTGTTTCAACTGAACGACATGCCGGCGGACAAGGCGATCAACATGCCGATGCGGCTGCGGATCGACAGTGCGACCCCGAACGGGCCGTTCGTGGCGATGCCCCCGCCGCACAGCTGCGTGACGCAGACTCCGACCACGCATCTGTGCGACAGCCCGCTGCCGCAGGGCGCGGTCGATCTGCTGAACACGCCCGGCCGGCGCACGCTCTACGCCTTCGCCTTCGACGGGAACTGCTGCGAGAGCGGCCCGTCGAACGCCTACACCATTCAAGGACGGCGCCCGTGACATGCTGGGCATTGTCGGTGTGCTCTTTCTGGTGGTGGTCGTCGTGATCATTCTCACTGGCATCTACGACAGCCGGCGGTGAGACCCCATGAGTCTCGAGGCGCGCGCGGCGGTGCTGGTCGGCTACTTCGCGCTAGTCAGTTGGACGGACTTACTCTGGCCGGCGGTGCCGTGGGTGCCGGCGCCTCGAGCGGCCTGGACGCAGGAGCCGGACGCGCCGGTGCCGCCTGACCACAACCACCCGCCGCAGACCCCGCAGGCGCCCTGCACGAGTAACCCGACCGCGGCGTGTGTGGTGTTCACCATGGTGATCGACAACACCACGCGCTGGTTCACGGCCGAGGACCTGGGCGGGCGCGAGCCGGCCACGCTCGACGAGAGCCTGACGTGCGTGGGGCACTGGACCAGTGGGAGCCTGCGCTACTTCACCAACGGGACCGCGCCCTCGAGTCTGGTCGGGACGCTGGTGCCAGGCGCGGAGCGGGATGCCGATGGCAACGTCCTGACGGACCCAGAACACACACTGGAAGACTCCGGCCTGGCCATTCTGTTATACAACCGCAGCCAGCTTCTGGGCTTCAAGGCGACGGCAGCGAATTCGAACCCGGCCGAGCTCGGCTGGGAATGTGCACTCTGAACGGAGGCGGTATGCGCGTGCAACAAGTGGTGGTGGGCGTGGCTCTGGTTGTTCTCGCGCTGGTCGGGTGGTGTGTCTCGACCGCGCAGGCGCAGACGCAAACTTTGCGCGCGCAATGGGAGATCAGCGGCCCGCCCGCCCCAGCCGGCGGTACCCGGCCGCCGTTCGACGTGGCCACCGCCCAAGGGTATCCCTACAAGATCTACCAGGTCGGCAGCGCGGTCGGCACACTGCTGACGATGGTGACCTGCACGACCACCGCGGACGCCTACACGAAGACGTGCGCGGCCACCGTGCCCACGGCCTTGAATGTGGCGGGCCAGTCGCTGGACCTGACGGCCACCATTGGCGGCATCGAGACGGCGCACAGTAACGCCGCGGTCGTGCCGCCGACGTTCGTGCCGCCGGCGCCCCCGTCGAACCTGCGGCTGCAGCGGATCGTCAGCGGCGTGCCCGTGACCGCGGAAGAGAAGGCTGCGGCGGCGGCGGCCGAGAAGGCCGAGAAGAAGTAGGCGGATGACCCCCTACGCCATTGACGGGCCGGCACTGGTGTCGTTTTCTGGGGGTCTGACCTCTGCCTATATGCTGCGGCAACTGCTCGACGTGGGCCTGCGCCCGGATGTTCACGTCGTCTTTGCCGACACGGGCCAGGAGCGTGCCGAAACCTATGCGTTCGTGGCCGACTGTGCTGCGCACTGGGGCGTCGAGATTGTGACCGTGCATCGGCCGGGTTACTTCACGCAACTGATCACCGATAAGCACTTCCTGCCCAACCCGGTGGCGCGGTTCTGCACCCAGGAATTGAAGATCAAGCCGATGCGCGACTACATGCGCGCCCACGGCTACGCGCACTGGACGAATGCGGTGGGCCTGCGCGCGGATGAGCCTCGTCGCGTGGCCCGGTTGCGCGGTGCGTCGAGCGACGAGTGGGACATCGACGTGCCCCTGGCTGAAGCCGGTGTGACCCTCGCGGACGTGTGGGCCTTCTGGGCCGCGCAACCCTTCACGCTCCACCTACGCCCGCACGAAGGCAACTGCGACCTCTGTTTTCTCAAAGGCACGGGGAAACGTCGCCAGATCATTCGTGACCGGCCCGACCTCGCCGGGTGGTGGATCGAGCAAGAGCGGCGGATCGGCGGCACCTTCCGTGCTGACGCGCCCAGCTACGCCGCGCTAGCCGCGCAGGGCGACCTGTTCGTCGGCCTGGACGACCACCCTGACCTGATGGAGTGTCTGTGCCATGACTAAGGCCAAACGGAAATACGCCCGCAAGCCCCGCCAGGCCCGCGTGGAACTCGTCGACGGGGACGGCCTGAGCCTGCGTGAAAAGGCGTTCTGCGTGGCCTATCTCAGCAATGGGTTCAACGGGGCGGGTGCGTGGCGCTCGCTCCATGCCGACGCCTCATTCGATACCTGCCGCACCGAAGGTAGCTGCACGCTAGCTAAACCACACGTGAGGGCTTACGTCCATCGCCAGGTCACGAAAGCCTTTGAAGCGGCGGGCATGTCGGGGGCCGAGGCGCTGGGCCGGCTGGCCCAGGATGCCAAGAGCGACATCCGCGAATTGTTCGACGAATACGGCAACCCACTGCCCCCGCAGCACTGGCCCGAAACGATCGCCTCGAGCGTCGAAGCCTATGAGCGGACCAAGGACGGGTTCAAGGTCAAGCTGGTGTCGAAGCTGCACGCTCGGCGCACCATTCTCGAGCTCACCGGCAAGCTGAAATCTCCCCTGTCCGAAGAGCTCTCAGTCCTGGCGCGCGCGCTGCGCGGGGACCTGGGCCTGCCAGAGCCGACCTCGTGATGACCGAGCCGGCGCGGCCAAAAGCCTCCATTGGCCTGGTGGTGCTGGTCCTGGCCGGCGCGCTGGCGGCGGTGGTGCTGGTGCTGTGGCTGTTGATCCAAGCCTATGCCCTGCTGGGCCCGTTGTAGACTGCGCTCCGTGATCGATACGCTGGCGCTGCTCATCCCCTACCTCGCCGCGGTGCAGTTGGCCATGACGACGCCGGACTACGCCTGGCCCAGCGGGCGCAGTTGGGCCGCGCCGATCAAATACACGCTGTCGGATGCCACGCTCGAGGCGAACAAGCCGGCCTGCTGCTACTACCTGACGCAGCCCGGCTCGAGCATCATTCTCCGCGCGAATGACACGGTCTACCTCCTGAAACACTGAAAGGATCCGCCATGGCGATTGACTTCAGCAACCCAGGCGACTTGACGCACCAGGGCACGCCGATCCCGATCAACACGCAGGAGAAGTTCGACGCGACGGGCGCAATGATGCTGGCTTACTACCAGTATTACGGCATTGCGTGGACGAGCGACGACGACCAGCAACTCGAGCAGCGCGTGCGCAACGGCAACGACCTCTACGAGGTGCAGCGCGCGTTCGGGCAAGACCTCCAGAAGCGCCACAACGTCACGCTCTGACGGCCATGCCTATTTCGATCACGGGCGTGCTGGTGTTGGCGGCCTTGATCATGACCCTGGTGCACGCCGCGCGTCCGAGCTACGTGCCGCTGTGGGTGCCGGTGTTGGTGCTGTGCGTTGCCTGGCTCGTGCAATACGCTCCCATTAACCGCTAACTGTTTCGACTTGAAAGGACCGACCGCTATGGCACAACTACGTGTGGTGATCACCGGGATCATGGTCACCGAAGACGGACCTGGCCCGCAGCCCGAGCCACCGCGGCCGGGGTGGCCGACCGTGCCGGGATGGCCTGGCGGCAGTCTGCCCGGTGGTGAAGGTGGGTGGGGCGGTCCCCCGGTGGCGGGCTGGCCGTCTGTCCCCGGCAATTGGCCGTCCTTGCCCGGTCCGCCCAGACCGCAGCCCCCGCCCATTGCTGGCTGGCCCACGGTGCCAGGCTGGCCCGGTGGTAGCCTGCCGGGTGGCGAAGGGGGCTGGGGCGGTCCGCCCGTGGCCGGGTGGCCGGGCGTGCCTGGAAACTGGCCCAGCCTGCCGGGACCGCCACGGCCGCAACCGCCCCCGATCGCCGGTTGGCCGACTGTGCCTGGGTGGCCGGGTGGGTCGTTGCCGGGAGGCGAGGGCGGATGGGGCGGACCCCCGATCGCGGGCTGGCCGAACCTGCCGGGGAACTGGCCGAGTCTGCCGGGACAGCCGCGGCCCCCGGTCGGGTGGCAACCCGGCGCGGGCGGGCATCCTGAGACGCCCCCGGTGCCCGGTCAGCCCATTGCCGGCCAGCCCGGCCCTGGTGGCCTGCTGGTGTTCCACTGGTCCCCGCTGCATGGCTGGGTGGCCGTGCCGGCGAGCGGCAACTGGGGCGACCTCCTGGGCGGGCAGCAGCCCCCGACCGAACCGCCGACCGGCGGCGAAGGCGGCGAGGGCGAGGGCGGAGGCGAGGAACCGGAGCCTGAGCCTGAGCAGCAGAAGCGGCGGCGGTAGCGCATGACGGACGAACGGCTGATCCAGGCCACGCTGCACCGGTGGCGGGATCAGCCGTGGTCCATGGTGCGCGAGGCGTTCAAGGCGGAACCGGACGCGTGGCAACTCGAGGGCCTGCGCCTCATCGCCCAGCCCGAGACGGAGCGCCTGGCGTTCAAGGCGTGCAAGGGCCCGGGGAAGACGGCCTGCTTGGCCTGGATCATTCTCTGGTTCCTGATGACCCGCCCGCACTGCCGCATCGGCTGCACGTCGATCACCGAGGCGAACATCAGGGCCAACTTGTGGCCGGAGCTCTACACCTGGCTGTCCAAGAGCCAGTTCTGCATGGAGACGCTGGCCTGGACCAAGACCGCCGTTGTGAACAAGCGCCACCCGCAGTCGTGGTGGGCGCAGCTGCGGACGTGGCCCAAGCACGGGGACCAGCAGCAACAAGCCGACGCCTTGGCCGGCCTGCACGCCACGCACGTCATGGGCGTGGTGGATGAGGCGGGGGGCGTGCCGCAGTCGGTGCTGGTGGCGCTCGAGGCGATCCTGGCCAACGCGGAGCACGGGGAAGCCAAACTGCTGATCAGCGGCAACCCCACGCATACGACGGGACCCTTGTATAGAGCCTGCACGGTGGACCGGACGCTGTGGCAGGTGGTGACGATCACCGGGGACCCGGACAGTCCGATGCGCAGCCCGCGCATCAGCGTGAAGTGGGCGCGCGAGATGATCGCGCAGTATGGACGCGAGAATCCCTGGGTGCTGGTGAATGTGTTCGGGGAATTCCCGCCGGTCAGCATCAACGCCTTGCTGGGCGTCGAAGAGGTGCAGCGCGCCATGCAGCGCAAGCTGGACCCGGTCCAATACACCTGGTTCCAGAAGCGCCTCGGGGTGGACGTGGCGCGGTTTGGCGACGATCGCACGGTGATCTGGCCCAGGCAAGGGCCCATGAACTGGCAGCCGGTCATCATGCGCAACGCCGACACGACGCAGATCGCGGGGCGGGTGGCGCACAACTGCGAGCGCTGGACCGCGCTCGACGACGTGCCGGTGGAGCGGATCTTTATTGACGACACCGGGCACTGGGGCCACGGGGTCTTCGACCAGTTGAACACGGGCGGGTGGCCGGCGGTGCCGATCCAATACAGTGCGCCGGCGGTCTTGCCGCAGTACAAGAACCGGCGCAGTCACAACTGGCTGAAGATGGCCGAGGGGGTGCGGCACGGCGGGCGGCTGCCGAACCTGCCGGAGATGGTGCCCGAGCTCACCGAGATCACCTACACGTTCCTGGGCGGGCAGTTTGTGCTCGAGCCGAAAGAGCTCGTGAAGGAGCGGCTGGGGTTCTCGCCGGACCTGGCGGACGCCTTGAGCAACACCTATGACGAGCCGGACCAGCCGGCGCTGGGCGTGGCGTTCCCGATGGCCGGCGGCGGCAAGGTCTTGCGGGACCGCAACCCGTTCACGGCCCGGGACCTCGAGCACAACCAACCGGAGCGGGTGCGTGTTACGCCGTTCGCGGAGTAAGCGCTGGACGGGCCCGGACTGGGCCGTGGTCCAGGGCCTGGTCCTGGGGCTGGTGGCGGCTTTCTTTGCGGTGTGGCTGGTGCTGTTCGGACGGGGCTGCCTCCATGCGTGATGTGCGGTTGCGAACGTGGAACCCGGCCGGCTCCGACCTGGCGCTGGTCGGACGCATGGGGCTGCGGTTCATTCAGGAGACGCCGACCGGCCGGTTGATGGGCGGTGAGCCGACGCTGCTGCGGGTGCAGGCGGCGATCCTCGAGCTCGAGGCCGCGGCCATGGGCACGGTGATCCTGGCCTTCGACACCGAGGGCGTGGCGGTCGGGTTCGCGGCGTTGTTGCGGGTCACGAACCCGTTTACGGGCGGGGTCTGGGTCGATGAAACGGGCATCTGGGTCGAGCCGGAAGCGCGCCGGGACACCCGCGCGGGGCCACTACTCATTGCGGCGTCTGAAAATTGGGCACAACAAGTAGGGGCCGCTGTGCTTAAAATGACCGCGCCTCCGCGCTCGGGGTTCGGGCGGTGGCTGCGCCACAGTGGGTATGAGCTCGCCGAAGAGGCGTTGATCAAGAGGTTCTAATGCCGGCATTCAGTGGCGGGTTCGGGGGCGGGATCGGGCAGTTGGTGGCCGGCGGGCGCGGCCAGGGCGGCATGACCCCGTGGGGCGGACGCCTCCAGCCGATCGGTGTGGCGGCCAACCTGGCCCGCCAGTTGCCCAACTGGATCCGGCGCCGGCCGAAGAAGCCCTACCAACCGCAACAAGGCGAGTCGCCCCTGGCCGGCGGCACCATGAGCGGCACCACCGGCAGCGCTCCGCGGTACTGAGCCATGCCGGCGTTCAGTGCGATCCATCGACGGAAGGCGCGGCACCGGGCCGAAGAGGCCGCGGCGAGCGAGGCGGAATTCGCCCGGCTGGGTCCGCCGCCGGCCCCGCCCCCGGGCGCGCTCTATACCGAGGCCTTCGCGCAGGCGGCCGGCCAGGTGGCGCGCAGTGAATACAGGCGCCGGCGCGCGCGCCCGTTCAATGCGATCACGGCCCGGCCGGCCCTCGGGGCCCAGCAGGGCATCCGGCGCACGCCCGGCGGGCTCTGATGGCCGGGTTATACGACGGGGAGAACCCGCTGCAGCGGCGGCAGCGCTACGAGAAGATGCGCGCGGCGATGGTGTCGGCTCGGCGCGGTGGCGGCTGGGACAGCCACTGGCGCGAGATCGCCGAATACATCTACCCCCGCCGCTACCGCGGGTCGACCAGCGACACGAACAAGGGCACGAAGACCAACCAGAGCATTGTCGACAGCACGGCGAAGTTCGCGGCGAAGACGCTGCAGAGCGGGCTGCACGCCGGCATCACGTCGCCAGCCAGGCCCTGGTTCAAGCTGGGCACGCCGGACCCCGACCTGGCGGAATTCGGCCCGGTGAAGGAGTGGCTGCACATCGTCACGCAGCGCATGTATGCGGTGCTCGCCGGCAGCAACACCTACAACGGGCTGCACAGTCTGTATCTGGACTACGGGCTGTTCGGTGTCTCACCGATGGCGCTGTTCGATGACGATCAGGACCTGGTGCGGAGTTACGTCTACGCCGCGGGCACGTATGCGGTGAGTCTCGACGCGCGCGGGCGAGTGTCGACGTTCGTGCGCGAGTATCGACTGAGCGTGCGGCAGATCGTCGAGATCTTCGCGGCCACCGGTGCCCGCGGCCTGGACCGGAGTCGGCTGCCGCGCGAGGTGCAGACGGCCTGGGACCGGTCGGAGTATGAAACCACCTTTGACATCTGCCACCTGATCAAGCCGAACGACCACGCGGATGGCACGCGCCCGTGGGCCGGGAACCTG